ATTACACAAGTATACTTAATAAACAACTTTTCACCTTCTGGTATAAAAATAAACCTCTTATCATTTAGATGAATTATTCCTTGATGCTTCCATTTATTTTTCAGAATTAATCTCCTTTGTTAAATGGTACTCCCAGAAGGACTCAAACCCTCATTTTTTCGTTCGTAGCGAAATGTTCTATTCATTTGAACTATAGGAGTATTTTATATAGTAATCTCCATCATTTTTTGTTTATTGTTTATTGTTTATCCGAAAACCTAACATCTCTATCATTACTTGATGCTGTAACAGTATAGATTATTTTATTATACATTCTATCAAGTCTTGAATCAAGTAATGCTTTTATTTTTATCTCAAACTCGTCAACATCCTCACACATTTTATTCAACCGATTTTGTACTTCATCATTATTTTTTTCAAATTCTAATTTGGATTTAGAAAAACATTCCAACATATCTTTTGATAACTCTTGAACCATTGTTTTTATTTTTCTATTATCGGTGTTCATTTTCTCGTATACCGATCTAATTTCATCATCAATTCTAATCGTCAATGAATTTGACTCGGTATCTATATATTTATATATGTCATCGATATCTTTATATATGTCATCGGAACAAGTAGTTATCCTTTCGTTTGTTAGCCTTAACTTATCCCTGAAATACATATAAAACAAACATCCAGACACACCAAAAAGTATCCCAAAAATAACCCAAAACATAGTTATAAAATTCATAATCATTCTCCTTTTATTAGGAGATTACTATATATGTCAAAGAACTTATAATCAATATAGTATTTTTATACTATCAAATCAAGAATTATCTTCCCATTGAAAAAATAATACCAACTCCAATACCAAGACTAACATCATTTGTAAATGGATTATAAATACCACCTACTAAAAATCCAGGTCTCATATTAATATAGGGTCTTGATTTTTCATCGTGTTTAGTCCAACTATCTATATCATTAATAATAAATCGTTCATCATTAGTAGTAACAGAAATTATATATTGTTCATCTCTTCTAAACAATCCTTTTCTTCTATACCCAGTAATTATATTTACTTTTAATCCATCAACTTTAAATGTTGATTCAATATCAGAATTGATTATATCGGATGAATCCATAAAACATAATACATCTAAAGATGCTGTAACAAATGTAGTTACTATACTGTCTTTCTGTTCAGACTTTAATGTGAATCTATTTGTGTTTGAATCAAGTATATCCTTATCAATTATAACAGTATCGTATTTGGTATTTACAATCCCCTGCATACGTAATCTCTGATAAGCATTCGATATTATATTTAATTCTTTTTCTAAGTTTTTCTTTTCGTTGTATAAATCAGAATTGAGAATTTTTAATTCTTTGTTTGTAGATGATATTGCCATCTTTTCAGATACCAATAAATCATTTTGTGTTCGATATATATTAATAGTATCATTGATTGCTTCAATATTAGAATTTTGCCTTTGTATATTTCTTTTTAACATATTATTAGTATTGCAAACCATACCTAATGATAACACCAAAATCACAATAGTTATTATTAAATATTTAGATTTAATCATATAAACTCCTTTTAAAAGTGGCAAGGGCAAAGAGAATCGAACTCCTATCTACAGTTTTGGAGACTGTTATGTTACCATTACAACATGCCCCTTTTAAAATATTTATATAATTGAATTAGGTTGAGATTACGCCTTTTGTGTTGATCCTTTTGATTCCGTACCATAACGATGCAACTCATTATGTTAAAATCTTATCCACTTTCTCTTGAAAGTAGACCAACATTGCTGCCTTTTTTAAAGTGTAGCGGTTCACTTGTCGTATGCAACTATTCAACATTCAAATTACCCTCTATCTTGCGGACAGTTCACGGTCGCTAAACCATTAGGTGCATTTTCCTATCAACAGATTCTTTCCTTGCGAGAAATCATCTACCTACATTCAATACTAATTGTGCAGGATTAAGCAACTTTCATCACATACCGGTTCGGTCTTTGCATTTTAGTTAGGTCTATTCAAGGATTTGAACCTTAAACATTCAGATTGACGATCTGACGCTCTACCATTGAGCTAAATAGCAACCGATTGAGATGTGCCGAACCAGTGACTTCATAATATTTTGTACTACGAAATATCACACACCTCGTAAGTTTCATCTTGCGGATTACTTCTCGGATTTTCAAGACTAATGATACCTATAATTATAGATGTACCAAAAACCTTTCAATCTGATATAAAGCTCTTGTTTGCAGGACTCGAACAATATATCTACTCTTTTCCCTCATAATTGGATGCTGGATAGGTGAAAAATATGTATCCCTACATATTTAACAGATGCTTTTGGTTATTACACCCTTTACCGTCATCTTCCTTACTCAATTCCAACTTGTAATTGAAATTTGCAGGGATGAGCTTGCTTAATTAGACCATTTTATTGGTGGTGGTTAATCGGATACCCACCTTTATATGTTTCACAACATACTATCTTTTATGTCAAATCTTTATGATTTGACAAACCATTTCAAGCAACGGTTATTTTTTTCTATATTTTCAAAGAACAATACTAATATAATTTAAATCAAAATCAAAATCAAGTCTTTTTTTATTTATTTTAAAAAATGGAGATAAGGGGAGTCGAACCCCTGTCCACAATTACATCCTAATAAATTTCTACAAGTTTAGTTTGTATTTTATATTCATCTAATAAGCATCTACAAACAAATTCTAATTAAATATATGTTCATTTTTCTAATCCTATTATTGGAACAACCAAATAGGAATGCGTTATCTTATTTATTCATTCTACAATCGATAATTTATTATAGAATATAGCAACTTTTAGTTAAGCTGCTACAGCAAAAGAATAATCTTCAGCATTTATAATTTAGTAGATTTTTAAGAGGCCAACTACTATCCTCTACTTGCAATTCATTATTCCACAATCATGTCGAAACCAAATATATCCCCTGTAAAATTTCAAAAAGGAGATTCCCGATTCGAACGGGAATTGTCATACTCAGAATATGAGGTTCTGACCAATTGAACTAATCTCCTACAAAATGGTCTGGAATGAGGGATTTGAACCCCCGTGATCTTGGCCCCAAACCAAGCGCATAACCAAACTATGCTAATTCCAGATAAAAATTGGAAGCGGGGGCAGGATTCGAACCTGCGCTTCCATTTCTGGAAGATGAGCTTATGAGACTCACGAGCTAGACTACTACTCGACCCCGCAATATATTTGGTACGTGAGGAGGGAGTCGAACCCTCAATCCCGAAGGCATGTGGGCTTAAACCACATGTGTATTCCAGTTCCACCACTCACGTATTTATCTATCAAAGAACAATACTAATATAATTTAAATCAAAATCAAAATCAAGTCTTTTTTATTTTTTTTTTGGAACCCCCCACAGGATTCGAACCTGTATATAATAGTTTAGAAGACTATTTCATTTCCAATTATGATAGAGGGGTATATTTATATTTCAAAGAACATTACTAATATAATTTATATCAAAACCAAAGTCAAGCTCTTTTTAATTAAAAAAGTACCCAGAGAGAGACTCGAACTCTCAATCCCGAAGGCAACAAGGTTTGAGCTTGTCGTGTATTCCAATTCCACCATCTGGGTGTTAAATGGTACTACTCCAGGGAATCGAACCCTATTTAAAATGGATATGAGCCATTCTAAGATGCCAACCTACCGAGTAGTATAAAATGGAGGAAGGAGAGGGACTTGAACCCCCATAACCGGTTAAGGTATACATTAGTTTTCAAGACTAATCTCTTACCAATTAGAGTATCCTTCCGAATCATTCCACTCTTGACCTAAACCACAGATATCACAAACATTGTTTTGTCTCTTTAATATATATTTTCTTATAGAACTTCTTGGACTACCTACAATATTTATTCCACCCGACAACCATTTTGAATATAATTATTATAAAGTGTGCAATATATCGGAGGAGAGGAAGGGACTCGAACCCCAAGACACACGAAGTGTCTATACTGCTTCCGTAGTGTGACTATTCCCCACTGTCAACCTCTCCTCAATAATGGTAGGACTGCCCGGAATTGAACTGGGGACCTTTGATGTATCAGATCAATGCTCTAACCAACTGAGCTACAGTCCTATAAAATTGGTGGAGCATATCGGTACTGATCCGATGGTCTGTAGATTGCAAATCTACGGCTTTCCCATTAAGCTAATGCCCCACATATTTAAAAAATTTCAGATTGACTTTTTTTCTATTGAAGGTAGAATTGTTTTTTGTTGCTGAAATCAATCTTCTAATTTTTTATTTCTGGTGGGAATGGTGGGGTATGATCCCACATTTTCAATTACCAGTTACGACTATACGCATTATGAGTGCGCCTCGATACATTCCCAAAAATGTTTATGATGTCAAAGAACAAATGGTGGCTGCTGTCGGTATCGATCCGACCTCTCCTGCTCTTCAGGCAGACGCTAATCCATCTCAGCTAAACAGCCATTAAATTTAAAGTTAATCTTTTAAGAATTATATAAATAAATTTAAGTGGGTTGAGTATTACCAGTACCCAACCCTATCCAACACAACTTAACCGAGGAGAAAAGTCATGTCAGACAGAATTATTTATTATCTTTATAAAACCACAAATTTGATCAATAATAAAATTTACATCGGTGTTCATCAAACTAAAAATCTTAATGATGGTTATCTTGGTTCTGGTCTAAATCTTCAAAGAGCTATTAAAAAATACAGTAAACATAACTTCAAAAAAGAAATCCTAAAATACTTTGACAACGAAATCGATATGTTTACCGAAGAAATTAAAGTTGTTAATTCTGATTTCATTAAACGTAAAGACACCTACAATATAGTTGAAGGTGGACGTGGTGGTAGTAAACAATTAGTGAAATTAGCACAACAAGCATTACAAGAAAAATATGGTAGTGATTGGAGAAAAGAACACATTAAAAACGCAACCCAAGCATTACAAGAAAAATATGGTAACGATTTTATGAAAATCCTCAATAAAAAAAGTGTAAAATCTCTTCAAGAAAAATACGGTGATGATTGGCATAAAATAATCGGTTTAAAAGGTCAAGAAACTCTCAAACAAAAATATGGTGATGATTGGCACAATATAATTAGTAAAAGAGGCCGACAAAAAGCATTATCACCCGAATCTAGAGCCAAACGTATAAATTCCTTTAAAAATGTCAACCACCAACAAGGTTCAAAAAATTCACAATATGGAACAATGTGGATTTACCATACCGACACGAATCATAACATGAAGATTAAAAAAGATGAACCAATTCCTAAAGGTTACATCAAAGGTCGTAAATGTCAAAGAACAAAATAAACTTCACTACCCGTGAATTTATATGGAGGAAGAAAGGGGACTTGAACCCCTATAACCAGTTAAGGTGTACATTAGTTTAGCAAACTAACCTCTTACCAATTAGAGTATTCTTCCAAAATTATCAAAGATCAAATGGGTGAGGTACGAGATTTGAACTCGTCCTAACAGAGTCACAGTCTGTCGTGCTACCACTACACTAATCTCACCATAAAAATGGTAGCCCATCCCGGAGTTGAACCGAGGGTTACTGATAGAAAGTCAGTCGTGTTACCACTACACTAATGGGCCATAACTTAAAAAAATGGTGGGTAGAGGAAGATTTGAACTTCCAAGCCCCGAAGGGACCGGATTTACAGTCCGGAGAGCCAGACAATTGCTCAACCTACCCAAAATATGGCGGGATGACGAGTTTCGATCTCATTACCTCTGACTTGTGGGCCAGTGCTCTCCCGATTGAGCTACATCCCCATAAATTTTATCAAAGAACAAATTTGGCAGGGGTGACGGGTTTCGATCCCGCTACTTTCAGATTGACAATCTGACGTTCTCCCAATTGAACTACACCCCTATATAATGGCTGGTGAGGAGGGAATTGAACCCCCAACCTTCTGGTTAACGGCCAGATGCTACTGCCAATTGAGCTACTCACCAATAAATTTTATCAAAGAACAATAGTAACATAATTTATAATAAAGTTAAAGTCAAGTTTTATTTTAATTTCAAAGAATAAATAAAATAGGTTAATTATAAACAGATTCGAACTGTTATTACTCAAGCGATCAACTTGCAGTGCTTTACCAATTAAGCCATATAATTAACCTAAATAAAAACGGAGCCGGTGAGAGGAATCAAACCTCCAAATCTTCCCATTACAAGTGGGTGGCTTTATCAATTTAGCTACACCGGCATAAAATACCCCCACAAGGAATCGAACCTTGCTCTATAGATTATTGGGGTGAGATATTTCAAAGATCATTTTTACTTACCCTACTAATATATATTCTGAATTTATCAAAATCAAGTCTTTTTTTATTTTTTTATGGTACTCTTGGAGAGATTCGAACTCTCAATCCTTTCGGCATTAGTTTCTAAAACTAACGTGTATTCCATTTCCACCACAAGAGTATTTGGTACTGGAGGAGAGACTCGAACTCTCAATCCACAATGGACAATGGCTTCTTAGACCATTGTGTATACCAGTTCCACCACTTCAGTATGAATACTAATATAATTAATGTTCTTATTCAGGTTAAGTCTTTTTTTAAAAGTTTCTTACCTCATAAATCCATCGAAATTTCAAAGAACTACATATATCTTAAAACAGCAAAAGTCAAGCCAAAAAAAGGAAGATTCTTTTTGTAGTCAGAATCTTCCCTTAATAATATATATGAAATCTTCTAACTACATTTTATGGACACCTCTAGGATCATTTCTATATGATGTTTCTATATTTTGGAGTCCACTGATAATAAAAGACTCAAATAAGGCACACATATCATTGGTAATGATATTACATTTGGAAATGTGTTTCAAATTATGTAGAGTCAAAATTATCATCCTTTGTCAGAAGTTATTTGTATTTATATATTTTCTTACTAGAAAAACCAATTTTTTTAATTAATTTAATTTTTCTAGCTTTTTAATATTATCATATATATTATCTCCAAAGGTATTGGATTCATAGTTAGTATTAATAATATCTTGTACAATAACCTCAGCAGAATCTCTCAAGTCATCAATACTACCATTATTATCAATAATATAACACCATTCATTCCAATTATCCAAAGCAGTTTCTGAATCGTGCTGTGCAATATTTAATTGAGTATTTATAACTCTCTCAATTCTAATGGGAATTACTCTAATATTATCATCATTAATATCATTAAAACAGGAAATTTCATTTGGAAATCTAGTATCAGTAACAATATATACATCAGAATCGGATTCTAGCGCTCTTTTTTTAACTTGGTTTGCCCAATAATTATTATCAACTCTGTTACGGAATATTTCAGTTCCATATAATTGAAGTATTAATCTTGTTATTTCTGTTTTATTTTCAAACCAATTATCATCAATAATATTCAATTCTTCTATAATATTGTTTATATGTTTTAATTTATCTGGTGAATTATATTTAATATCAAACAATACACCAACCTCAGATTTGAGTCTATTAACAAAAGAATTTAAATACGAGGATAGTTGTTTAAAATCGTCCCTTGCGCCATTTTTGAGATCATTAGCAAACAAGTCGAATTTTACATCAAGCGTTTTTCGATTAAATTCTTTTCCTAACATAGAGGAGAATACATTTTTACCAGAATTAATTTTACCAGATGTTAATATAATATACTTCATTCAATACCTCTTCTTTAAAATATAAATTATTCATTAAGTAATTTTGCAGAAACATCAATATAATCTTTTCCCAACATACCTTCAGTTACACATTCTCCTGATATTGTTACTTTACCACACGAACATTTACTAATACATCTAAATTCATTACATTCAACAATTGTACCACAATGAACACATTTTACTTTTTTGTTAATTTTCATAATTAATTCCTTTCTGTTATCCATCGAAATCAAATTCCGAATCATCTATATTGGTATAATCTATTAATAATCTTCCACAATGAACACAATAAAATTTATCATTAGGAATATCATAAACATTATTCCAAGAATAATATCCCAAATTACATAAACATTCTATTGATAAAACAGAGTCATCATCTATATTATTTTCCACATGTGGATCGTTTATTTTTTTTAGTTTATTATCAACTAAATCCACTAACATTTGTTTTTTTTCATCGGGTTTTAATTCTGATTCTCTTCTCCCATCTTGTAATATATCATTAAATCTTAATGAGTCAAGAAATAATTCCATAGAATCTATATTTACGTCTATTCCATTTTGATATAGAGCATCTAAAATCATATCTTCCATTATTTTCATACCTTCAAGATATCCTACAAGATGGTCTTTATTTTTCACAACAACAGGAACCCAATATTTTTTTCCGTTAATAGTTGGTGCCTTATATTTCATAAATAACCTCCTCATAATAATATTTTTATTACCGGAAGTATTTATATATTTACATATCAACTTTACTATTTGTACCATACACATATATTTTAAGTATTTCTTTTATTTCATCTTCTGATAAAATATTAATATACTGTTCTGCTTCTCTTAATCCTACTTCAAAATAATTAGCAATATATTTTTTTTCTTCCAAATTTAAATCTTTAGTTTTTTTGATGTATGGGAAAAACAATTTTCTTTTTGGTAAAATAGATTTGTAAATATTATAATGTGTCTCCTTTGGTAAATCATATTTATTCAATTCATTAACAAATTCAGAAAACACATCAATCATAGAAACATATCTATTAATCATATAAGGTCGATACCCTTTTGAAACTTCATCATTAGAAAAATCAAGTTCTTCTTTATCTTCTGTCATACCGTTTAAATAATCAAATATATTCACAATTTTACCTCAATTATTTCTGGTGTATTTAAATCGAAACTGTTAATAGTAATAGGAAATTTCATATCCTTATATTTTTCTACAAATATTTTTTGAGATTCTGTCCATTCATTAGAAATTTCAAAATGTTCCGTAGAATGATGATATATTAATATATCAGCAACAACCACTTTATATTTATTAAGTAATGATTGAAAACATAAGTCATTACAATAAAAATGATTGTCGTTTATCATATTAGTAATATCAAAATTAATACGATTTAATAATGTTCCTCTAACAACAAAAAAACAATTGTCAACAGATACTACATTATCATAAAATCCAACATTACTAAATTCAATCAACGTCCCCATACCCCTTTTAATATTCCTTTTAATATTCCTTTGTAGGATTCTACCTTTCGGGTTATTCCGAGTATCTAACCACCACCCGTCCATTGATATTTTTTCAGAACCAACTATTCCAACTATTCCAACATC